ATCCAAAGATATGTGAAATATTCTCAGAAAGATTAGTAGTAGCAGGACAAACATCTTCAACAAGTACAGTAGTTTATAGTGCTAGATTAAAGCCATATGACTTTGAAGGTTCTTCAGCAGGTGAAATAGATGTTGGAGATATTATTGTAGGCATTAAAGTCTTTAGAAACAGCTTAATTATATTCTGTAAAAATAGTATATTTGAGTTGACAAGTCTTGATTCTACCCCTATAATTAAGTCTATAACCAAAAATATAGGTTGTGTAAATGGTAACTCAATTCAGGAGATAGGTGGAGATTTAATCTTCTTAGCACCTGATGGATTAAGAACAGTTGCTGGTACAGCTAGAATTGATGATGTTGAAATTGGTTCTATTAGTAGAAAAATTTTACCTTTAATAAATAATCTATTAGCAAATATTCAACAGTTTACTATCTCTAGTATGGTTATTAGAGAAAGAAGTCAGTACAGATTATTCTATCATAAGAGTGGTCAAGGACAATCTGGACAATTAGGAATTATAGGAACTTTTAAATTTGATTCAAATGGAGTTCCTGCTTTTGAGTGGAGTGAAGCAAAAGGAATGGATTTAAAATTCTGTGCTTCAGAGTTAAATCCTCAGAACCAAGAAGTTAAGTTTGGTGCAAATGAGAATGGTTACATTTATGAAATAGATAAAGGTAACAATTTTGATGGAGCAAATATTAGTGCTAGATTTCAAACACCAGATATGGATTATGGTGATAATGGTTTAAGAAAAAGTCTTTACGCAGTTAAAGCAAATATTAAACCAGAAGGAACTCAACCAGATTTAAAGATGAGAATTAGATATGATTTTGAATCTACAGATGTACCTCAACCAGGTTCAGTTAATGTAGGTTCTTTAGCTGCTACTTCAAATTTTGGAAATGCAGTTTATGGAACAGCTACTTATGGTGCAGTAACATTACCAAGTAAAAGAATGATTGTAACAGGAAGTGGTTTTTCAAATAACTTTAGATTTTTTAGTAATGATACAAATGCTGCATATGCAGTCAATGGTTTATTTGTATCTTTTATAGCAGGGGGAAGAAGATAATATGGCAGGTTATGTAAGACAGAGTGCAGCAGAAATTCAAGATACTTTAACAATTGATGCAGCAGATTTAAATAATGAATTTAATGCTCTTGTAGCAGCATTCAATAATACTACAGGACATAAACATGATGGTACTGCAGCTAATGGTCCAGTAATTGGATTAATTGGTGATGCTAATTTAGCTACTCCTTTAAACAAAATTCTTATAGATACTCCTAATAAACATTTAGAATTTAGTATTAATGTTGGTGGTAGTTCAGTAGAACAACTTAAAATACAAGATGGTGGAATTATTCCAACTACTACTAATGATATTGATTTAGGTACTTCAACTTTACAATTTAAAGATGGTTACTTTGATGGTAATGTAACTTTAGATGGTTTAGTAATAGGAAGTGCTACAGCAATAACAGATGTAGATACAAATTTAAATGCTGTTTCAACAAGTGATGATACAGTAGCTTCAGCTAAAGCAATTAAAACTTATGTTGATGCACAAGTTGGTGGTTCAGATTTAGATTTTGAAGGTGATACTGGTGGTAATCAATCAGTTGATTTAACTACACAAGAACTTACCTTTACTGGTGGAACTGGTATTGCTACTACTGGCTCTGCACAGAAAATGACTTTTGCAATTGATACAGCAGTAGTTGTTGATAAAAATACAGCACAAACTTTAACAAACAAAACTTTAACTACTCCAACAATTGCTTCAATTACAAATGGTGGAACAGTTACAATTCCTTCTGGAGCAGATACTTTAGTTGCAAGAACTTCTACAGATATTCTTACAAATAAAACTTTATCATCTCCAACTTTAACAAGTCCAGTTATAAATACAGCAATTAGTGGTACAGCATTTAAAGATGAAGATAATATGTCATCTAATTCTGCTACATCAGTTGCTTCACAACAATCAATTAAAGCATATGTAGATACTGAAATAGCAACTATACCAGTTGGAGATATTACTTCAGTAGTAGCTGGTGCTGGTATGACAGGTGGTGGAACATCTGGTGATGTAACTTTAGATGTTGTAGGTGGTACAGGTATTACAGCTAATGCAAATAATATAACTATTGATGCAACTGTTGCAACATTAACAGGTTCACAAACTTTAACTGGTAAAACTATTGATGTAGATAATAATACAGTATCTAACATTGAAGTAGATAATTTTAAAACTGGTGTTGTTGATACTAACTTATCAAGTGTTTCAGCA